ACATAGACGAGCGCCAGATATTCGAGCCGGAGCACAGGCGGCAGGCTCGGTGATGACCTCTCGTAGCTCTCCTCGTGCTCGAGCAGGAAGAGAGCCGGCGTCTCCCCAGGCCCGATCCGCTTCGGATCGCGGTTGCGGCGCGAGGTCACCACAAAAGGATAGGCGGTCGCCAGGAGCGCCAGGAGCGCCTCGGCGATATCATTGCGGGTTGACATTATTTCGACGAGGCCTCGATGGCGGCGGCGATCGCCGTCTGCGCCTCGGATCGGTGAGCGTCGAGCGCGCCGGTGAGGGTATGATAGGCAGGCGCGCCCGGGTGACTCACCGCGCGCGCATAGACCATGCCGACAGTCGGCAGCTCGAAGCGCAGTCGGGCGCTGTCGCGAGGAGCAATGCCGTGCGGCTTGGTGCCGTATTCGAGCAAGTTCGCGTGGGCGCCGCCGGAGCCGCGGCCGCCGGCGATCACCCGGCCTTTGACCTCTGTAGCGTCCGCCTTGACCCGTGTACGGATCGATTTCAGATATTTCCCGGTCTCGACCCTGGCGCGGCTGCGCGCCGTCCCGGCGATGCGATCTGTGATGTCCTCGACGGTCGGCAGGAGGCGCTTTTGCGTCTCCTCGGACAGATGCTCGAGCCGCGCTATCTCGCGGGTGATCTTGACGTCGGCGGAGAAGAGAGATGGCATTTATCGGCCCAGATATGCAGTACGGAACGCACAGGACATCGATTCCGCACGGTAGTCAGCGAGACCTTGCTCCCATCCAGATTTGAAATCATCTTCGGTCGCGGCCAAGAGTTCAGCCCCGAATGGGCGCTTCTTCTGGATGATGACTGGCCATAAAATAAACCACCTCCATTTTATCCAGAACAATACGAATACACCTGTCATGCTACCCTCTTCGCAATGATCCGCGCACCGTACTCGCCGGAGAACTCAGGAAAACGTCGCAAACGGCGTGGGCACAGTGCATATATCTGCGCGTGTTACTGCGTCGAGCGACAGGATCGATTCGCAGAGTGCGTGCCATACCTGTTCGGAAATGACGATCCGATCGCATTTACCAAGCCGCGCATAACCCAACGCATCCATAGGCCCATGATTTTCGCCAGGGAGCACCAATACCGCCCGGGCGTGCTCGATCATCGGATCACGTGTAGCCGGCATCGCAAGAAGTGTATCGTAGACCGTTTTCATTCGTTTATTCTACACCGGCCGCTCGGAGCACGATCGCGCCGGAGAGCGCTCGAACGTGCATGTCCACATTCACGACTGCCAACCGCGCACCGGTCGATGAGAGTGTGACCTTGTCGAACTGCTCGACCGGCAATGGAAAGCCCACAGCCTCGAGATCGGCGGCGAGGAGGATGATCTCGACCCTGGATTGAGGGATGCCACCAGGCCGCACGCTGCCCTCGACCTGCTCATTGGTCGAATCCGACGAGACATTGCGCACCACCGCGTCGACCGTCGCGGACGCCGCGACCGTGACGCTCGGCGCCGCGCCGGCGAGGCGCTCGATCGTCACCTGCTCCGGACGGCGCGCTATCGCACGGACATACGCAGCCACGATCGCGAGATCACGCTGCGGAGCGATGTATGGCATATGGCATCCCGTGAGTGGATCAGGCGAGGGATGGAACCCGATAGCGATCGAGCTTGGCCGCGATATAGGCCGGCATCTCAGCCGGACCACCCGGCCCCGTACCGAACCAATACTCGGCCTTATAGACCTCGTACACGTCCTCTGATTTGAGCTGGGGGTCGCGTGCTCGCGCATACCACCGCATCTTGACGAGATCGAGTACCGCTTCCTGCAAATCGGCCGGCACCGGCGAATAGCCCGCATCGTATTCGGCCACGAGCGGCAAGTGCCAACGCACTGGCCTCCCATCAGACGAAATCCTCAAAACAAGACCAGACTCCACCATCACCCGAAAATCCGTGCCATCCACAAGCGGCGAGTCCGCGTTGTCCTCGGTAATCGTCATCGCGCCGACAACAGGCCATCGCGATAAAATCAGCCGATCAGCCCCGCCCGGCGCCGCGCAAGCCGGCGAGCCGACCAAGACCTCCTCCTTGTAGGACTGCACGACGAGATCGCGGTCGCAATAATGCGCCGCCAGCTCGGAAGCACGGGTGATGACTTTGGCGAGCCACGCATCACTTGTCGTGTCAATGATAGCAAGCTCCTCCCTGACATCGGCAAGCGTGATGAGGTCGGTCGAGGCCGCCGGCGTCGTGACGGTGAGGAGCTTGTAGCGGGTCATCACGCGTCAAGCGATGGCCGTGGCCGGGATATGGGCGGCGTAGCGGGGCGTCAGCAGCTCAATTAGAATTCCGCCGAGCACGGGGGAATCGACGACCTCTACCGCCTTGAGCCTGACCCACGGCTTCGCCGCGGGGATACGCTGCGATTCGACCTCGAGCACATAGAGCTGGCTCGAGCCCGCCGTCGTGGTGAAGCCTGCCGTCGTGGCATTAATCACCGCGCCAGGAATATCGTCGGCGCCAGTATAGGCCTGGTAGGAGAAGGGTACGGCAACCGGATTATTACCGGCCGCATTGTCGCATGCCTCGATCGTGAGCGTCGAGGTGCCGGTCGCGCCGACCCCCTTGTGCAGGATGAAGCGCACCACATGATAGTGCTTGGCGCTGATGACATCTGACGTGATCGTGCCGGCGAAGGCATCGGCCACGGCGTCGAGGCCCTTGACGATATGGCGCTCGCCGAAGGTGAGGTTTGACATGGTGAGACTCCGAGAAAGTGACCCCAATACGCCGCCTGCTCAGCAGCATCCCCCCGCTTTTGCAGGGATGGGTATTGCGATTAGGCGCGGGTGGCGAGGGTGACGAAGGTCGACTTCTGGGCCGTGCCCTTGAACGGCGTAATCGGCTTGTCGTCGACCGGCTGGCCATCCACCCGGTAGATGAAGCGGAATGCCTGCTCGTCCGTCACGAAGGCCACATGAACCGATGTGGCATATTGGATATCGCCCTTCTCGATCAGCACGTATTGCGCCGGGTCGACGAGGACAATGTCGCCTTCGGTGCCTAGCGTAGAGCAATATTCGATCGGGATTACCGGACGCGAGAGCAACGTCCCATAAGGCGATTGCGAGAGCCCACCAGGCGGCAGGTAGACAGGGACGCCACCCGTGCCGATCACCATCGACAGGTTCATGAGCTGCGGCAGGACGTCCTGATTGATCCACCATTCCGCGTTTGCCATCGACCCGGCAGGCAGGCGAGCCCACATCTTCGTGATGTTGTCGAACAGGATCGTCGATGCGGACTGCCCCGTCTCCTTCGCCACTGTAACCTTGCCGCCGCTGTTCATGAAGCCGAGCGGCTGCGAGGTGCCGGTACCCTCGAAAATAGCGTCGTCGAGCATGAAGGAGAATTCTTCCGGAAACGCTTCCGCGATAACGCCAGACAGCGCGACCGAATCTTGCAGCATCTCGCTGGTAGCGTAGAGAAGCCCTGCGAGCTTCTTCAACTGCAAGTTCATCTGCCGGAATTTCGGTCGCGTCGGCGTAAGGGAATCGCCCTCGCCGATCCAATAGGTCTGGAGGCCACCCCACCGCGCGCCAGTCGCGCGGGACTCATCCTTGAGCGCGTTGATCTTGAGGCCGTTGGAACGCGCCGAGATCGGGATGCGGCGAACCTTGCCAGCGATGTTGGACATCGCGAAGGTGCGGCGCAACAGCCCGTCCGCGATGTCCTTCTCGACCAGGAACCCACCATCCTCGGAAAGCGCCTCGTTCGATCCCTGCGACGCCTCCACGAGGAGCGGGTCGACCTGACCCGTGAGCTTCGCCCGGCGAGCCGCGACCAGGAGATCACCGAAAGCGGCCGTCTGTGCGGCACTCAGGATTTGACCTGGCGCTACAGCATGGGCGCTCGCCGGGAGGCTGCGATACTTCGCCATGAAGCCGCGGGCCGGTGCCGAATTGAAGTCGGTGGGATCGACCCCAGGAATAGCACAACCAGCCTTCGCCTGATTGAGACGCTCGACGTTGGTAATCTCGGCCTTGATGCCCTCGACCACCCTCATAGCGGCGTCGAAATCGTCTTGCTGGGCATCATAAAAATCCATCGCGAGAATGGATTCCGCATTGTCACAGGCCTTCGCACGTTCTTGGTGAAGGGTCGCAAGATCACGGGGCATTGGTTTCTCCTTTCGCCCATTCCACAATTCAAGACCGTTTCAAAGTTTCGATCTTGCGCTGGTTCGATACACGTTGGCGTAGTGCCCAAAGCGCCTGGCCCTGAGACGCGACACGATCGGCCATGCCTAACGCTACCGCAGCCGCTCCCATTTCCACACCACCCTGCTTGAAGTCACTCTTGACCTTAGCTGTGGTTGTCTTCCGGCCCCGCGCGACATCGGCGATGAACTCGGATTCTATTGCGTCGAGCATGGTGCGGACGGTCGCCGCACCCTCCTCCGTCGTCGGGTCAGGCCGCTTCATCGGCGCGTTCGAGGAAACGATCTCGACCGCGATATAGCCGTCCGCATCTGGCTCGACCTGTTTCGGCACCGCCGCGACGACGCCGATCGAGCCCACGATGCCGGTCCGCTCCAGCGTGATCTCGGACGCCGCGGATGCGATCCAATAGCCGGCCGAGGCCGCCGATCCCATGACATGGGCGGCCGTATATTTCCGCTTCGTTCCGGCCGCGACCTGGTCGTGAAACGCGTTGATGCCAGAGACCGCGCCGCCGGGCGTATCCATGAGGAGCATGATCGCGCCGACATCCTTCGCCTCGAGCGCCGCGCGATAATCGGCCTGGAGGATCGAGAGCGATGTCGCGCCGGACATTTCCGTCATCATGTTGGCGCGGGGAAAGATCGGACCAGTGATCGGTAGGAGAGCGACGCCATCGACGACGAAAGCACGCTGCGAGCCGCCGGCCAGACGCTGCGCTCCGGGACCCGCCACGGCCTCGAAATCACGCTCGACCCAACCCTGTGCCGCCTCGACCTCCGGCGCCGACGTGTTGCGCTGCGCGAGCGCCGAGAGGAGCGGCAGCCATGCCGGATCGATCGCCCATTGCAGGGCGGTAAGAGCTTGGAAGACGCGGGTCATTGTGGAGTCCTTCAGGATCCAGCGGGCCCCTCGCCATTCGAGACGGCCTTTCAGGCCTCCTCAGGGTGAGGGAGGGTAATGTAGAACTGCTCACAGACGGCGCCAGGAGCCATGAAATACGAGAATTTTCGTCGGGACCATCACGCCGCAATAGGCGAGCATGAAGCCGTCGGAGATGGCCTGCGCACGATCGGCAGTGAGAATATCGACGAGGCTATCGGCCTCGCCTTCATAATCACACACCCACGGGACCTCGCGGGTTATCTCGACCGGCCATGAGAGCCAGACGCGGAAGGTATGGCCGAAGAACTTGAAGGTGAAGGTCGGCATGAGAATCCCTCATTCGCCGGGCTACGCCCAGCACCTTCTCCCGGAGGGAGAATGGTGTTTGTTAGTTGATGTAGAGCGGATCGCCGGTGGGACCGATGAGTCCAGTGACGCGACGCGGAGGCAGCGGCGCTGGAAGGCGAACCGGATCGAAGGACCGGAAGGCCGCAAGACGGCGCGCATCCTGCTCTGGCGCCCGCTCATCGGGCGGATCGGCGCCGGCGGGAACCATGTTGAGTGGCACGAGAAATTGATCGCCCTCCGGGCCTATCCGATTCTCGTTCTCACGATTGAGAATCGTATTGACCGAGAGCCAGCCCCATTGCCGGCCGATAGCATAGGCTCGGTAGCGCGAGAGCAGATCACCACGCATCAGCCCTTCGAGGTTGTGCTCGACCTTGTAGGTCTCCCGCTCCTCCGGCAAGAGGCAAGCGATGGTAATTGCCTCCTCGATCGACTTCGCCGCTGCCGAAAGTGGGCCGGTGACATAATCGATCGACTGATGCTCGATGTTGTTATTCGTGGCCCTATCGAGCAGGCCGATCTTGTGCGGTGGCGTCCTATAGATCGTGCAGGCAATCTCGGCGCCGAGCTTTCGCGTCTCGACGAGCTGTGTTTTCGCCGGGTCGAATGATGTCTCGCGCATCTTGATGCCCAGCTCCAGGATCGCGACCTTCCATTTATTGTCGATCCCGCCGTAGGTGCGTTCGATACCAGCCCGAATACGCTTCGCTACCTCGTCATTCGGTAGCTTCTTATCGTATTCCAGGATCATCGACGGCTGAGCGCCGTTCGCGAAGAAGACCCCCGCGAAGCGCTCTGCCGCAATCATCAACGCGACAGATTCCTTGTTCTGCATGATCGGTGAGATACCGATAATTCCTCCGTTTGCGGCGCAATCATGCGAATCGCGATAGCCGACATGGATCACATCCTGCCATCCGAGCCCGCGCTCGATCTTGGCTCCGGACGTGACGTCGAAGAACGGCTCGCCGTCCTCGGTCCAGCGGACCGTGCATGCGCCGTTCGCGACAGGCGTGATCTTCTCCAGCACGCCACGATCGGAGCGCCACACCCTGGAATAAGCGTTACCACGCGACATGACCGCGTGCATCAGCGCCTTGCGCCACTTGTAAGACGACAACCACGGCGACGGGCCGTATTTCAGCAGGCGATAGAGCGGATGCTCTACAGCCGGCTCATAGCCCGCATCCGTCCGTTTCTTGAGGATAAGAGGCACCTTGGCGAGGTCTTCTGACTGCACCTGTATGCAGGCAGCGAGACCCGGCACCGTGAGTGCAACATCAGGCGTGACGCAGAGCCCGGTCGCCGAAGCAAGTCCTGGCTCCAACCCCTTCAACCAATCATCGATATAGCGGTCTTGCGCAGATGGGCCAGTGCCGCCGAGCCATCTCGGTAATGGGAACCTCATTACCACACCGTCAACTCGTAATCTTCGCCTATACTACACGCCCCGGCATGAGCAAGTGAAGTCGCAGCCCCTACGGCCATCGCAAGAGCAACTATGGCGTCGATCCGGTTTGTTGCTTTACGCTTGGAAAACCAGCGATTCCCAAACGGGTCACTCTCGACCGCGGCAGACATGCACGCCGCGATCGTAACCGGGCTGCGTCGGATCCGGATCCGACGCTCCAAGATCAAGGTTTCGAGCGTCGCCAGCGAGCCAGGCATCCAAAGCCCCTCGAGCCGATCATCGTTCGTAAATTCATCTGGCAATTTCGCTCGCCTCTTCCCGCCCTGCGGATGCTCGAATTGCGGAATATCGAGGCCGAGCCCGTCGAGCTCGTCTTCCATCTTCCGATAGGCGTAGCGATCATAGGCCAGTGCCTCGATC